GTTTAGTAAATCGTCTATAGAATATGAAATCGTATATGAGCTATAATTAAGATTTTTCTCTTTTTCGCTATCGTATGGTCCCCATATTAATGCGGCGGAAGATGTACCTGCTTGAACATATGTGGAAGTCTCTGATACATCAATTGCTTTATTGTTCGAATCGAAAAAAGTACATTTAATATCTACTGATAAATCGTACATATAATTATTTTTTAAGAATGCGATTACATCGTGGTCTGTGCGTATATCACTTCTTTCTAATGATTTCAGTGCATCTTGTGTTACAAATGGTTCTAAAACAGTAATACGGCATGAAAAAGTTTTACCCAAAACCTTTGTTGTAACAGTACATGTTCCAGGATTAAGGGCTTTTAAATCATAATCATCAGATACTTTCACAATACTATTGTCAGATGATTTCCATTTGTAATAACATTCTGTGTTTTCAATATATACTGGTATATCATCACCTTGATATACTTTTATAGAAGTATAACTAATTTTGGGATTTTCGACAGTTATTTTACAGTTATATTTCTTGCGGCCCACTTTTGCAGTAATGGTTGTTTTTCCTACCTTTTTTGTAGTTACTTTTCCCTTTTTATTTACTGTTGCCACTTTTTTGTTACTGGATGTCCATTTAATCTTCTTTTTGTTATTCTTTAATTTAAGTTGATATTTTTTTCCTTTCAAAATTGTTTTGTGACGAGCATTTAATTTGACTTTGGCAGCGGCTTCGACGTTTGTTTGAGTATTGAAGTGATTGCTACAAACGGGCGCACATAACAATATTAATGCTAGCGCTGGAAATAATATAATTCTCTTTTTGTTCATAATTAGATTCCTTCCTACCCAATCTTATGGGCATAATATTCTAATGTGTCAACGCATCTGTCTCGATTTTCAAAGTCTAATTGCAGGATATGTTCCAATTCGTGAATATATCCATCAGCCTGCTGTTCGTTATTGAGCCGACTGTTAATAAATATCGAATAGCTTCCGTCTTCATTTAGTGTAGAAGCGGCAGGCACGCTATTCTTAAAATCCAAATAATGCACAAAGATGTCAGTGTTCATTTAATTTCCCTCCCTTTTTTCTTTAGTCTTTATAATAGTAACATACCACTTTGACAGACTATGGCATTATTCATGATTTTCTTTTTTCTTTAATGCAGATAGCATTGTATGTACTGTCTGCAAGTCTTCTGGAGAAGCATCTCTTGCGGCATCAAATAATAATGAGAGATTTTTGTTCTCATATATTTCTTGTGCTATCTTTTGAGTTTCTGGATTCATATAATATGAATTTTCTGAATTGTCCCATCCCATCAAATCTGAAGGTGTCGTTTTTAACGCTTTAGCAAAAAGTTCTATTTTGGTCTGAGGTAAGTCCACTTGCCCCTTTTCAATCTTAGCAATTGAAGAGCGACTTGTATACCCGGTCAATTTAGCAAGTTCGTCTTGGGAAATTCCTAGTTGTTCACGTTTACTTTTTATATTTTTATATAATTCTAGCATTTTCATCACCACCTTGGTGTCATTATAGTATATGTGTGAAAAAAAATCAACAAAATTGTGAAAATATGTTGACACAAATTCACACAAGTGGTATAGTGAATTTAGTTCAACAAGAAAGGAGGATATCATGCAAAGTAATTTATTAAAGAAAGTGATAAAGGATAAAGGGATGACTGTTACATCAGTTGCTAAAAAAGTAGGAATTACAAGAGAAACATTATATAATAGAATGGATAGTGGAGATTTTAGAGCATCTGAAATTGTAGCCATTACAAATGTGTTATCACTTACTAAGAAAGAGCGAGATGATATTTTTTTTACCCAGTGAAGTGAATTACATTCAACAAATAGCGAGTAGATGTAGAAAGGAGAGAACGTTGATTAAAGAAATGAAAGAAGAAAGGGAAATCCTCCACAAGCAGTTGTTAAAACTTGCAGAGGATCAATCCATTACCCATCTGCCGGATGAAGATAAATATATATCATCTTCAATGGCTGATATTTACAATTCATTACATTTGAGACAGTTTAGCTTGGCGCTGCTTCTCTTTCTCGTTGCACATCTCATCGTATGTAGTGCGATAAAGATTGTAAATATCAGTAGGCGATTTTCCTGTTAAATCTTGATTTTGAACATAAAGAATAGCGAGTGCTTGTAATTCGTTAACAGGGAATGAGCTGAAGTGTATGTTGTCTGACATAACAATATCTCCTTTCATAATTACTCGGCATGGCAGTGCCTGTAATTGAATTATATAGGAGATATGCAACTAAGACAATAGGAGAATAATGATGACAGTAGAAAAAAGGGTAACAATACAGTGGCTGTATCTGCATCTACTGTACACAATAATTAAATTAAACGATCAGCAGTACCAGAAAGCGATTGAACAAGTGGAACGGTCCAATCTTCCAAGGGATTTTGTTTCCCGGCTGTTGAAAGTTAGCGAAGACATTAGAGGAACACCGAACAAGTCAACTGAATATCATACTATAACGAGAAATGAGGTGGTTTAAATGGCTATTGTCAAGGAACAATATATTGGAAATGCAAGGGTATTAACGGATGATGATTGTTATGCACATTTAACACCGGAACAGTTGGAACAGAGAAAGAAAGCCGTAGCTGAGAGTGTGGTCAAGATCTGTACAGAAGCTATGGCAAGGAAGTTAAGAAAGGATGGAAATGAAAGTGCATAGTTCACGCAAGGAAGAAGGGTTGATTGCACTGCAGAATGTAGGAGCGGCGATATTTGCCGTAGCTATACTGTTAGCGTGCAGTGCAGAAACCCCATTAACATTGATGATTTGTTTTGGAGCAATGGCGGTAGGTGCCGTAGATATATTTGTATGCGGCATTTTGTTGGACAGGCTGCCAGAAGACAAAAAAAGAAAGACCTCTAATTACTTTGGCGAGTAAGGTCTTTCATTCAGCAAATGCATAACGCATTTTCTGTATTTTAGCATGAATGGAGGATATTGGCAATGGCTTATTTTAATACATGCCAGTGGTGCGGAAGCAATTTGGATCCGGGAGAAAGATGCGATTGCCAACGTATCAGAGTGAGAGAACGAGAAGAAAGAGAAAAGGAGATTGAGTTAAGAGATGGAGGGCAATATTGTTTTAAATTCATTGAGAGAGCAGGGTAAGAAGCGGACACCGGTAGACATTATGCATGAGATCAATATTTTGCTTGCTATGATGCCAAGCAACACAAAGGTAAAGGATAAGAATGATTCGGAATGGTATCTGGACCATTTGGAATATGATTCTGAAGAAGATGAGATTTATTTTATTTGCAAATAACAGGAGGTAGTGATGAAAGAGGTAGTAGAAGTAAAGGTAAACAAGAGTTTAGGAACGATTGAGAGTAACTTAGATGCAGTTAAGGCATCTATTGAATCCTATATTAAGGATTATGAGAATTATGCAGTATCAGAAGATACCGTTAAGGACAGTAAGCAGTTGGTGTCAGACTTAAGAAAACAGCAGAAAGCATTAGATGCTGAACGCAAGCATATCAAGAAAGATTGGAACGCACCATTTACAGAATGGGAGAAGAAAGCAAAAGATGTGATCGCATTGTATGACAAGCCGATTCTCCTAATCAATGATCAGTTACTTAAGTTTGAGGAAGATCGTAAGTCTAAGAAGAGAGCAGATATTCGTGTAGCATATGTGGAAGTAGTGGCTGCCATTGATATGAATAATGAGTTGGAAGATTACTGTCCGATTGAGAAGATCTACGATTCGAAGTGGGAGAATGCATCTGTATCTATGAAATCCATTAAAGAGGAGATTCAGCAGAAGTTGGAAGCCATAGGAATGCAGATAGACACCATCCGTTCTATGGAATCAGAGTTTGAAGATAAAGGACTGGAAGAGTTCAAGAAGACTCTGAATCTTCAATCAGCAGTTCAGTTGATGAATCAGTACAAGAAACAGAAAGAAGAAATCCTTGCCGCACAGGAAGCTGCTAAGCGTGCCGAAGAGGAAGCTAAACGCAAGGCAGAAGAGAGAGCCGAAGAGGAACGCAAGCGGTTAGAAGAAGAGAAAGAAGCAGAGCGGATTGCAGCAGAGCAGAGAGCCGCAGAAGAGAAAGTCGAAACGGAGAGACATGCTGCAGATGTGGAAGAAGAGCCGTTCCCAGATCTTCCGGAGTTGGAGGAAGAACCATTTGTTGAACCGGAATTAGATGGGAACATGCCGTTTGGAATGGAAGAAGAGCCGTTTGAGCCGGAAGAGATCCCGTTTGATCAGAAAGACATTGACATGCATATATATGTCCCTGCGGACAAGAAAAAGCTCGTAGTTGATTTCCTTGAAGCGAATAAGATTGAATGGAGGTACATGTAATGGAAGAACAGAAGATGAACGTATTACATGCACTTCAGAAGATTCGTGTTGGACTTATTGATATGGATATTAAGAAGAGTGGTCATAATGACTATTCTAATTACGATTACTTTGAATTGAGTGACTTTCTTCCCTCTATTCAGAAGCTTGCATTGGAGAATGGAGTTGTATGCATATATAGTATTTCAAACGAGAAAGCAACATTGGACATCTGCGACATTAATGATCGGGATAATTGCGTATCATTCTCGATTCCGATTGCGGAAGTCAGCATGAAAGGTGCGAATGCTATTCAGAATGTTGGATGTTTGACTACATATACAAGAAGGTATCTGTATATGATTGCATTTGAGATTGCAGAAAATGAGGAGATTGAGCCTGTAACGAACGCTCCGAATAATGCGGATGCGATCAATAATCAACTTATTTCAGATAAGGATGTCAAGGTGATTAAAGCTGTGGCAGATAAGAAAGGAATTGCAGAAGTTGCTATCTGTAAGACTTATAATATCGGATCATTTGCAGATATGACATTTGATATGTGGAATAACGCGATGAGAAGACTTGATATAACTCCAGATAAGGTGAGCTCATGACCGGTAAGATAGTAGGAATCAACAGAGCATTGTCTGGAAGGTTTCATCTGACCCTTGAACTGAATGAGGACGATATGGTCAAGGCATTGTATGACAAGTTACATGATAAGCCGCTATTGGATATAACGATTAAACAGTATAGGAAGAAACGAAGCTTAAATGCGAATGCATATGCGTGGGCACTTCTTGATAAGATGGCGAAAGAACTCCAGACTACAAGTAAAGAATTATATGAACATATGTTATGCCTATACGGTTATTCGTTATATGACGAAGATGGAATGCCGGTAATAATCTCGGTGCTTGCGACCATTAATGCGAGCCTTTTGGGTAAACATCTTAAGATGATTGGGGAAGGTCATGTGGGAGATAAGGTATTCAATCACTATAAGGTCATTAGAGGTTCATCGAAGTATGATTCAAAGGAAATGAGCACATTCATAGATAATCTTGTTAATGAAGCAAAAGAGCTTGGAATTGAAACCTTAACACCAGATGAATTGGAAAGGATGAAAGCGGAATGGAAAGCATAATGCAGAAAGAGAAAAAATGCTTTATCTGCGATAGTACAACCGGTGGAGTGTGTGGATTAGAGATGCACCACATATTCCCCGGATCAAATAGAAAGTGGTCTGAAAAGTACGGCTTGAAAGTGTGGCTGTGCGGTGACAAACATCATCGTAATGGTCCGTTATCTGTTCATAGAAACAGAGTGGTAGCAGATTGGTTGAAAGCAATCGGACAAGCCCAATTTGAAGAGACCTATGGAACAAGAGATGATTTCGTACGGATATTCGGGCGGAATTACATATAGTAACTTATTAACGTATCTGAAATGCATGTTTTATACACCACAGAAAATACATGCACCTGCCGCCGGTGGTCGGCGGTGGGAGAAAGGAGATATATGGCAAAGAGATATAACAAATATGGAGCACATAAGACAACGATAGATGGTCATACGTTTGATAGCGCAAGAGAAGCAGAGAGATATTGTGAACTTAAGGTAATGGCAAAAGCTGGGGTGATTAAGCATTTGGAGTTACAGCCTAGTTTCCCTTTACAGGATGGTTTTGAATGCAAAGGCAAGAAGTATCGACCGATTATCTATAAAGCTGATTTTGCGTACACAGACGAACATGGAGAGTATGTTGTGGAAGATGTCAAGGGCATGGAAACGGATGTATTCAAGTTGAAACGTAAGATGTTTATTAAGAAGTATGGTGATCGATGTGATTTCCGGATCATCAAGTAAGGGGGTGTGAGTATGTGTATTGAGGAATATATCCCCTATGGAAAGGACAATGCAATATCCAGAGAACAGCTATGCAGGGTTGCATGTTTGAGTGATCGCCAGATGAGACAGGAGATTGAAGATGCAAGAAAGAGATGTCCGATCATCAATTTACAAGATGGAAAAGGATATTACAGACCAACTGCCGAGGAAAAATCGGATGTTGAAGCATGGCTTAGAATCCAAAAGAGCCGGATGAATAAGATCCGGGAAGCTATGCTTGGTGCAAGAAATTACATTCAAGATGTATCAGGGCAGCTTAGTTTATTTGATTGAGGTGAGTAGGTGAGAAATTACGTTAAACTTGACCGGAAGATACTGGATTGGGAGTGGTATTTGAATATCAACACGAAGACATTATTTATACATATGCTTCTAAAGGCTAATTGGAAGGAAGGTCGGTTTGAAGGTAAGACTATTCCGAAAGGTTCGTTTGTGAGTTCCATACCCAAGTTGTCAGCCGAAACCGGACTAACAGAAAGAGAGATTCGAACATCAATCGGACATCTAAGAGCGACAGGCGAACTGACAGTCAAAACTACTAACAAATACAGCGTTTTTACAGTGAAAAACTATTCTTTGTATCAAGCAAGCGACACGCAGAGCGACAGTCTAACGACAGACTATCGACATTCTATTGACAGTCTAACGACAGCAATAGAAGAAGATAAGAAAGAAAACAAGAAAGAAGATATAAGAGTATCTAAAGATACTCTTTGTCAGACAGATGTCCGACGAGCCGTGGAAAAGTGGAATGAATTATCTGTCTGCGGAATTAAACCGGTATCAAAGGTGAACAGTGGTTCCAAGAGATATGATTCCTTGTGTGCAAGGATTCGTGAATATGGGATTGATACTGTGATAGCTGCAATCGAGCGGATTAAGGACAGCGACTTCTTGCAAGGGAAGAATAACCGTAATTGGATAATCACATTTGATTGGCTGGTAAAACCGAGCAACTTCCCGAAAGTTTTGGAAGGTAATTATGACAATAGTGGAGGTGAGAACAATTCAAGACCAAGATATTCAGCAGATAACAACGGATCAGATCAAACGGATTCAGAAAAATGTAGGGAATTCTGGGATAACCTATAAATGCCCAAGATGTAAAGATCAAGGATGGGTAGGGTATAGAGGAGAGGATGGTTATTTTTATGCTAGAGAATGTGAATGTGGGATAGTTTCCAAGAAAAAAATGGCGGGAATGCTTGCATTTGCATCCATTCCGGATAGGTACAGAACACTTGTGATGGCTGACTTTGATACGAAATGGTATGGAAATGATCAAAAATTTGCAGAGAACATTAAAGCGGCAGCAAGAGGATACCTTGGCAATTACTACATGTTAGAGGGCAGAGGATTATACATTTACTCGAATACAAAGGGAAACGGCAAGACAAGGCTCGCGTGCATTATAGCGAATGAATTGGTCAAAATGGGTATTATTGTTAAATTTGCCACTGCAGGGGATATCCTGGAAGAGATCAAGAAATCATGGGATTCAAATACAGAGTATGGTCTCATGAGCGACTTGAAGACTGCGGAAGTGCTTGTGATTGATGATTTTGGGACTACTTCAGCAAAGGCATGGATCAACGAGAAATTCTACCAGATTATCAATGCAAGATATGTCAGCAAGAGACCTACGATATTCACTAGCAACTGCGATCTTGAAACATTAGAGCGGATGCAGTATGACCAACGGATTACAAGTCGAATTAAAGAGTCATGTTACATGATCATGTTTCCCGGATGTTCTGTGAGAGACAAGAAGAATGCAGAGAATCAGATGGAAATGAAAGGATGGTTAGGAGTTGGCAAGTAAGATTGATCAAATGCTATATAAGAAATTCCGAGGTGACAATCTCCGGTACCAGAGTTTTATCAATGGATGGAATGAGATGGTCATATCCGTTAAGAAAGGTGCTGCAAAGCGTGGCATTGATCTGAAAGATATACCGATTGTCGGGAAGGATGAGAAGAACGATGACAAGGTATGAAGAAGATAAGAGGTTTAATCAGCAAACCGGTTTGTGCATTACATGCGGACATCAGATGGCGGAACCCGGAAAGCTAAAATGCTTTGACTGTGCAGAAAAGGACAGATTGCGGATAGCAAAGAATCGCAATCGGCAGCGAGAAAGCGAGACATCTAAGGCACGTTATGAAAGTCGAAAAGCAGCCGGATTGTGTGTTTATTGTGGGAATAGAAAACAGGAGCATGGACTACGGTGTAATCAATGCTACATAAAGAGCAGAAAATACAAGCAACCGAAAGATATAAGACGATCAGAGCGTGTAGCATACGGATTATGTTACATATGTGGCAGACCTAAGATGGAAGATAAGAAAGTCTGTGAGATATGTTACAAGAAGAGATTGAGCAGTATACGAAAGATCTGCTATATGCCGGTATCAGATTATTGGAAAGGTGAGAATGATCTGTTGTTTGCAAAGAAAGGATAGTAAATGAATTATTTGGAGTTTTTGAAAACCAAGATAGAACTTGCACCGAGCAGTGGCTTTGAGGTTGAACGGTCAGAAGTGAATACAGCATTAAAACCACACCAAGTAGATGCTGTGTTATGGGCGATCAGAGGTGGTCGCAGAGCATTGTTTGAAGCATTTGGACTTGGTAAGACGGTGCAAGAGATTGAGTTTTGCCATTTGGTGGCAAAGCATAAAGGTGGACAGGCTTTGATTGTGCTACCGCTTGGAGTGCGACAGGAGTTCACCAGAGATGCGGTTGAGGTTCTTGGATATGAGAAACCGGAATACTGCAGAACAATGGAAGAGGTTAAGCAGTCAAAGGCGGAGATCATCTTAACCAATTACGAGAGAGTACGAGATGGAGACATCCGGCCAGACTATTTTGTGGCAACGTCACTTGACGAAGCCAGTGTTTTAAGGAGTTTCGGAAGTAAGACGTATCAGACATTTTTAGATAAATTCAAAGGAGTACCGTATAAGCTGGTGGCTACAGCTACTCCATCACCCAACAAATACAAAGAGTTGATTCATTATGCGGGATATCTGGAGGTTATGGATACCGGACAGGCATTGACACGGTTCTTTCAAAGAGATTCTACGAAAGCGAATAATTTGACCTTATATCCGAACCAAGAAGACGAGTTCTGGATGTGGATATCATCATGGGCCTTGTTTGTTACAAAACCGTCAGATCTCAATCCGGATTATTCGGATGAGGGGTATGATCTGCCACCATTAGATGTCAGATGGCATGAGTTGCCTATCCACTATGGAGATGCAGTTGATAAAGACGGGCAGATGGAATTATTTGCACAGGCTTCTGTAGGATTGAAAGAAGCGGCTAAGATCAAGCGTGAGAGTATTGATCAGAGAGTGGCTAAGATGAGCGAGATTATCGAAGAGAATCCAGATGAGCATTTTCTCTTATGGCATGATCAGGAAGCAGAGAGAAAAGCAATTCTTAAGGCAGAACCGGAATGTGTAGATATACATGGATCTATGGACTATGACCTGCGAGAAAAGAGGGTACTTAATTTTTCCAATGGCAAGACAAGATTGTTTGCAACTAAGAAGTCAATATCCGGTTCCGGTTGTAACTTCCAGAGATTCTGCCACCGTGAAATATTTGTCGGCATTGATTATGAATTTAATGATTTTATTCAAGCAATTCACCGGTGTTACCGGTTCTTACAAAAGGAAACAGTGATCATTGACATCATTTACATGGAGAATGAAAGGGATATCAAAGATGCGCTGATTGAGAAATGGAAGAATCATAATCATATGGTTGAGAAGATGGTTGATATTGTGAAGAAATATGGATTGAATAATGCAGGCCGTGAGCTTGGATTAGAACGGAAGATGGGAGTTGAGAGAGTGGTAGTAAAAGGAGAGAAGTATACAGCAATCAATGATGATTGTGTGGAATGGACGAAGCAGATGGAAGATAACACGGTCGGGTTGATTCATACATCCATTCCATTCGGTAATCACTATGAGTACAGTGCCAATTACAATGATTTCGGACATAACCAAAATACAAAACGGTTCTTTGAGCAGATGGACTTTCTTACACCGGAACTGCTTAGAGTTTTAAGACCGGGAAGAGTGGCAGCTATTCATGTGAAAGACAGAGTACTTTTTGGTAATGCAACCGGTACTGGAATGCCGACAATCGAGCCATTTCATGCAGATTGTATTGAACATTATATGAAACATGGATTTCAGTATTTTGGAATGATCACAGTTGTTACGGATGTGGTAAGAGAGAATAATCAGACTTATCGGTTAGGATGGACGGAGCAGTGTAAAGATGGTTCTAAGATGGGAGTAGGTTGCCCGGAGTACATTTTGTTATTCCGTAAGCTGCCAACCGATCGGAGTACTGCTTATGCGGATGAACCAGTATCGAAGTCTAAGGAAGAATATAGCAGAGGTCAGTGGCAGTTAGACGCACATGGTTATTGGAGATCATCTGGTGACCGGCTGATTGGAAAGGAAGAATTGCAGCACTGTGATACAAGCAATTTGCAGAAGGTGTACCGGCAATATTCCAGAACGCATACATATGACTACGAGGAGCATGTCCGGCTTGCGAATGAGTTAGATAAAGATGGCAGACTGCCGGCTACATTTATGGTGATTGCCCCTGGTTCATGGAATGACTTGGAGGTATGGGATGATATTAACCGCATGAAAACATTGAACACAGAGCAGAGCAGGAGAAGAAAGCAGATGCACGTTTGCCCGTTGCAGATTGACATTGTGGATCGTATTATCAACCGATATTCCAATGCAGGAGATCTTGTATATGATCCGTTTGGCGGGTTGATGACAGTGCCAAGACAGGCGGTATTGATGCATAGAAAGGGCATGGGATGTGAGTTGAATCCGGATTACTTCCGTGATGGTGTGGGATATCTGCAAGCGGCAGAGCGCAATGTTAATACACCTACACTGTTTGACTTCTTCGGTGGAAGAGTGAATTGAGGTGTTGCGAGTGTTTAAAAACAGAGATCCAACATGCAACAGCCATACATAAAAGAGTATTGAGAAATGAAAGGAGAAAACAGAATGAATACAGTAGGATTACAGGAACTTGTAGGCGGGGCTTTACAGGAGAAGTTCAACAAGTCATTTGAGAGAGTAGTGGAGAATCTTCAGGATACGAATACTCCATACAAGAACAAAAGAGAGATTTGTATTAAGTTGAAGTTCACACAGAATGAGATGAGGGATGATGTGTCATGCGAGGTGGATGTTACAGAGAAGTTAGCACCACAGGCAGGCATGAGAACAGGATTCTGTATCGGAAAAGATCTTAAGACAGGAGAAATGTTTGCAGAGGAATATGGCAAACAGATCAAAGGTCAGATGGCATTTGAGGATTATAAGGAGCCGACCGGTGTATCGAATGTTGATCCAGAAACAGGAGAAATCCTTGAAGAAACCGTTGTAGATTTTAGAAAGGCTGCACAGTAGGCAGAACAGGTGAGAATATGATTAAAGAAGCAATGAAGTATCTTGTTAATGAATTAGCTCCGGCAAACATCCATGAGATTCAGTTAGAGGATGGCAAGACCGGTAAGTTTTCAGACAGAAGTTTATATCGCATTAAGCCGGAATATCCGATGGCTTCCGCTATTACTATGAGTACGTTATCAAGTCTCCTGGATTACATTAAAGCAAATATTGATGAAATGCAGGGAAAAATGATCATTCATGTTGTAAGTCCAACTAAGGTTAGATTGTATTCGCAGTTAATTGGAGAGAGAGACCGTGAATACATGGTCGATGTAGTTGCAGATTTACCGAAGTTTCCATTTGATGAGTTTGTAGCAAATGAGAGATTCATCATTGGTGTACAGTCAAAGTTTATGGATGATCCAGAGGGCAATAAAGATCTGGTGTTAAAGTTTGCGGGTACCGTTGAAAGCGGAACAATTGCACAGTATAGCGATGATGGAGTATCGCAGAAAGCTACAGTTAAGAAAGGAATTACATCTACGGAGCAGGCACTTGTGCCAAGTCCGGTATCATTGAGACCTTTTAGAACTTTTGTGGAGGTGGAACAGCCGGTATCTGATTTCATTTTCAGAATTAAAGAGGATAAGTATGATGGAATTGCATGTGCCATTATTGAAGCAGATGGTGGAGCATGGAAGAATGAGGCGATGTATAACATCAAGAAGTATTTACAGAATGAATTAGCGGACTATTCAGATCAGTTCACAGTTATCTCGTAATGATATGCCGCCTGTCTTCTGGATGGGCGGCAGTATAAAGATGAAAGGAGTAAGAGGTTTGCCGGCAGAAAAGACGTCTTTACTCCAACAACAAAATGGAAAGTAATGAAAAGATTCAGATAGAGAGACAGGAATACAGGGAGAAGAAACAACGGCAGAGACTAGAGTTCTATGCCAAGCAGAATCTTCCTTATGCGGTCAAGGTGAGACGTGCGGCACAGAGAGTGCATGAGTTTGTCAGAGAGATGGACAAGCGGGGATGTAACTGTCATGTATCGGTTGGTGGTTTGGATAGTATCACATTGCTAATGTTTATCCGAAGTCTCGGTTATAAGGATATACCGGCAATAAGTGTCAGTAATGTGGAAGATAAGAGTATCCAGATCATTCACAAGCAGTTAGGTGTTGAGGTTGTGAAATCTTACAAGACCAAGGTACAAGTGCTGAACGAAGTAGGCTTCCCGGTCATATCCAAACGGATAGCCGGGAAGATAGATACCTTGCAGCATCCAACAGAGAAGAACAAGACTGTACGACATGCCATTATCACAGGAGAATGCGGCGCACAGGGGCATTATGCTACAAATAGCAAGATGAAATTACCTAAGAAATGGTTGGAATTGTTTGGTGGATATGAGAATGAAAATGAGGGTGTGCATTATCAAATGCCTGATTTCATGGTATCAGACAGATGCTGCTATTACATCAAAGAAAAGCCGTGTGATGATTGGGCGAAAGAGCATAATAGCCATGCGTTCCTTGGAATGATGGCAAGCGAGGGCGGTCAGCGTGAGGATGCAATCATAGAGCATGGATGCAACTATTATGGAAAGGGTGTGATGCGGTCTGCACCATTTGGACCGTTCTACAGACAGGATCTGTTGCAGTTGGCATTAGATCTGAATGTACCGGTGCCGGAGATATATGGAACGATTGAAAAAAAGCCGGATGGAACTTTATATACTACTAAGGCACAGCGCACAGGCTGTTCTATGTGTGGATTTGGAATTCATATGGAGAAACGACCACACCGATTCGATCTGCTTCGTGAACGCAATGAGAAAGAATGGCACTTCTGGATGTATGAATGTTGTACAGATCCAAAGACTGGAGAGAAGTTCGGTTGGGGCAGAGTGCTTGATTACATCGGAGTGGAATGGGAAGACCGGTATATAGACTGGGGCGCTAGGCAGATGAATATATTTGAGATGTTAGGAGAGTGATAAATGTGGAAGACATAAAAGATTTTGAGAGAAAAGTGCATCATCCCAAACCACCAACGCTTGAACAAGTGATACATGATGAAAAATCAAACGCACACAGGGAACAGGCGGTTAGGAGGAAAGTATGATAGATGGTGAACTGATAGTGGACAACTTCGCCGGTGGTGGTGGAGCTTCCACCGGTATAGAAATGGCTACTGGAATGAGCGTTGATATTGCTATCAATCATGATCCGGAAGCAATTAAGATGCATAAGGCGAATCATCCAAGCACCAGGCATTATTGTGAATCTGTCTGGGATGTAGATCCTATTAAAGCCTGCAAAGGACACCCGGTAGGATTGGCATGGTTCTCCCCGGATTGCAAGCATTTCAGTAAGGCAAAAGGTGGCAAGCCTAAGGATAAGAATATCAGAGGTCTTGCATGGGTGACGTGTAGGTGGGCGGCATTAGTTCGCCCCAGAGTGATCATGTTAGAGAACGTGGAAGAGTTCAAAACATGGGGTCCGTTGAATCGATCACACAGACCGATTAAGAAGAAACAGGGAGAAACATTCAAAAAGTTTGTGCGGCAGTTGGAAGAATTGGGATATGAAGTGCAGACAAAAGAGCTTGTAGCTGCTGATTATGGAGCACCAACCAAGCGAAAGAGATTCTTCATGGTTGCACGTTGTGACGGTCAGCCGATTACATGGCCAGAACATACACATGCACCGGCAGACAGTGAAGAGGTTAAGAAAGGACTGTGCAAGCCTTATGTAGGGGCATGTACAGAGATAGATTTTTCCTTGCCTTGCCCGTCTATCTTTGATACATCAGAGGAGATCAAAGAGAAATACGGTATTCGTGCAGTGAGACCATTAGCCACTAAGACGATGGAGCGTATCGCAAGAGGATTGAAGAAGTTTGTTCTGGATAATGCAGAACCATTTATTGTTCAGTGCAATCATAGCGGTGCAAATTGGGATTATTGTAGAAATATGAATGAACCGTTGCCAACGATTACAGCAAAGCATGGATTTGGAATTGTTGAGCCATATATAGTGCAGATTGGACAAACAGGTTTTACAGAAGATCGGAGCAAAGATGTTAGAGATCCATTAACAACGATTGTTAGTAAAAATGAACATTGTCTTATAAGTCCTACTCTGATCCAATATCATTCAGAAACAACAGATAGAGCCGTTAGGGGACAGAAGTTAGATCAGCCGCTTAATACAGTAGATGGTTCTAACAGATATGGTCTAGTGACATCATTTCTACATAAATACTATGATGGTGGATATCAGGGTGCTGGTGATACGGTAGAGAATCCATTACCAACGATTACAGCAAGGGATCATAACTCAATATGTGCTGCAAGCCTTATTCAGATGAACAATCATTGTGATGGACGTGATATCAAAGAACCGCTTCCTACCATCACCGCAGGAGATGGACATTTTGGAGAGGTTCGGGCATTTCTGATCAAATATTATGGGGACTGTACCGGACAGGACATCAAAGCACCGCTTGACACAGTTACAAGCCATGATCGATTTGGTCTAGTGACGGTGAATGGTGTTGATTACCAGATCGTGGATATTGGATTGCGAATGTTGGAACCTAGAGAATTATATGGATGTCAAGGGTTTCCAGATGATTACATAATTGATCATGATTATACCGGCAAGAAGTATAGCCGGACGCAACAGGTCAAAAGATGTGGAAACGCAGTACCACCGCCATTTGCAAGGGCATTGGTAAAGGCTAATTTGCCGGAATTGTGTAATCATGAGCGTATGCCAAACATGAGTATAGCAGCAGAGAAGAATGGTCAGTTGAAATTTGCATAAAATCGAATTGTGTCGAATTATGTTGAATAATGCGAACTTTGATAATTGAATATAGACGGTTGGAGTTATACAATTTCCTTATCAGATACGAGAGGAGAAGATGTATGGCAAATGTAGAGAAACTTTTCAAGGAATATAACATTACAAAGAGTGAACAGAAAAAGATCATGGATATCATGGATAAATATAGGGAGCTCATTGCTAATGGGAATTCAGTGTCAAATGTAGAATTTGAAGCAGATATTATATCTGTTTTTGGAGGTGATATGCAGGCATTTAGACATACCCCACCTATTGAATATCATTTTTGCGAATTCGTTGCAAAAGACTTTATGGAGGATAGACGATGGGATGAAGTATTTCCTGCATTATATGGTCATTTACCTAAATATGGTGGCAAGATAGATAAATAAGAAAGCTAAAATTATAAATACATTTAAGAAGTAATACCAACCGTCAATATTCGATGGTTGGTATTTTTTTATGCAAAAATTGGAAAGAGAGGTAAATTATGAATATAAAACCAATATTATTCAATACAGAAATGGTGGAAGCTGTATTGGATGGGATTAAACATTGTACTAGACGTGTGGTGAAAGGGTATATTCCGAAAGATGCCCAATTTGGATATACGGCATTTACTCCCAAGGGTTGTATATCTTGTCGCGGCACATTTAAAGATGGGTACGGAGAGAAATTTTTCAAATTACCATATCAAAAAGGTGATATTTTGTATGTCCGGGAAACGTTCGCATGGTGTCCGTGTTGGGATTGCGGAATGGAAAGTATATGTAATCAAGGAAAAGACCGAAGATATCATGATGAGAAAAAAGAATACGGATGTTATATGTATCGGGCATCGTGTGAAGATAATGAATATCCATCAGTTGATATATGGCATCCGTCCATTCATATGCCGAAAAAGGCAGCCCGTATCTGGTTAAAGGTGACAAATGTGAGTGTAGAACGGCTGCAGGATATTGATATTAACGGTATTCGAAGTGAAGGGGTGGTTTCAGCGGCTGATCTTGCAGGGGATATGGATATAGCTTTGAAAAAGTGGGAAATGGAAATTCTTTGGGACTCTACTATCAATAAATCCAACATAGATACTTATGGATGGGAAGCCAATCCTTTTGTTTGGGTGGTTGAGTTTGAACGGTGTGAGAGACCAGAAAGTGAAGATTGAAAGGAGATTTAGAATGACAAATGCAGACAGAATTAGAAATATGTCGGATGAAGAGTTAGCCTGCGTTATTGAAAAAATTAAGATGTGCGGAGGACTTATCAGAACAGAAACGACTTCTGCAGAATGCAATGGATGTAAAGATGGATATTGTTGTAATGTTATGCAATGGCTTCAATCAGAAGCAGAATAGGAGAGAATATGGAAGATAGATACTTATTTAAGGCAAAGAGGATTGATAACGGAGAATGGGTACAAGGAAATCTTATTCAAAGTTGTGATGCAACAGATGGATGGGAAACAATTATAATTCCCATTAAGAATAGCAATATGTTCACAAAACATATCAAATGTGGTTACGGAAACCTTGGATTTGAGAATTGGTACAGAGTAGACCCATCCACAATCTGCCAATGCATAGGCTTAAAAGACAAAAACGGGAATCTGATCTGGGAGAATGATATCGTAGATTTCTTAGGACATAAAGGGACTATCAAGTTTGAATGTGGCAGTTTGGGAATTGGGTATCAAAAAAATATTGATTGGGAAAAAATACAAGCCAATATTATGCGTGTTACAGGGTGTGAAAACATTTTATATGCTTGTGAAAACGATAATTATATATCATTGTGGGAAATCTATTGGAATTTTAATGATGAGGATGATTCGGTAAACACAGTAGAAGTTATCGGCAACATTTTTGACAATCCAGAGTTATTAGAAAGCGAGGGATAATATGACAGATTTGTTTTATAAGCCATTAACACCAGATCTGCGGCAACAGATTAATGATTCAATAAGAAATAGTGTGAGGGAACTTAACACATGTCAGAATAATGTATATGTGAATATGCAGAAAACGGCATTGAACGCAACAAAGACGTTAATTGATGCATTGCCAGATGGTTATCCAATGCCAATGTATAGAAGATGATAAGGGGGTAAATTTATATGTGGAATTGGGAAGATGAATGTTTTGAGCCGAATGAATTTGATGAGAAAATCGAAGAGTTGAAAGATGAACTTAGAGATTCGGTGAAAAAGGAAATCAAAGATGAGATAGAGAAGTTACGTAAAGAAAATAAGAAACTGCAGGGCATAAAGAAGAATTTCGAACAAGTAAAGAAAGACTTTGAGAGAAAGAAAGACGAGTGTGACAGAGCAATACAGGCTGCGGAGTACAAAGCCAAGCAAGCCAGACTGAAAGAGTTAATGGAACATTATAAGGTTATTCTTTGGTCGGTAGACCGTAACTATAAGTACAAAAAGAAATGTGATAAGTGTGATAAATACAGAAAGATCCAGGTGACATTGCCATCAGGGAGAACTGTAGACGATGAGTGTGGATGCAGATCGTTTAAGCTAGTGTATCATCCGCGAGAGAATGTGCTGTACGAATTAGCCGAGCGGAACAGAAAGGTTAAGGCATGGTATAAGAAAAAAGGAGACGAAGGAGAAGAGTATTATGTCGCAGATGCCTTCAGTGAATATGCAAAGGTAATAGTAGATCACAACAAGGATTTCAAAAAAATAGAGGGAGAGGAATTAAGAAAAGTATTCTTCACAACGAAGGAAGAGTGTCAGGAGTTTTGCGACTATATCAACAAGAGAAATGAAATTGAGGGATATGACTACGACTTAGACGGACATAGATTGGAGTGGTAAAAATGGCAAAGGTAGATAGAAAGTTACATGATGCAAGAATAAGCGGCGCAGCATGGATTCTGGATGTAGTGAAGAATCAGGGAATGGATGTAGCAGAACAGGAGATCAAGAGAAGAGGTGGTGCGTTTGTACCAATGGAGATCAATAGGGACGCACTAATTGATTTTGAGAACAGAGTAAAGGCACAGACAATTGATACCATATGCCTACTGTCTGCGGTAACGCTCCGGGATGAGTTTGGATTTGGTAAGGAACGTTTGAAGCGATTTGTCGAACGGTTCAATGAGAAAGCTGATTGCATTGGTTCTGATTATGTGAACTGGTCGGATATGATCGAGCAGATGAAAGAAGAGTGCGGGATTGACTTCACCATACGCACAAACGAGTAATAGACAGAACTGTCGTAAAATGCTATAATACAAACAAGAGAGCCTAGAGCCATATAGTGAATTAGAACATCGAGAGATGTCTGGTTTGCTATGTGGCTCTTTTTGTATTTTGGAGAAAGTTGGTGATAGAGGATTGACCAAACAAGAGCAAGCAGAAAGAGATTACATGTCTGGAATGAAATATAAGGATATAGCGGAAAAGTATGGTACCACTATCAACACGGTTAAGAGTTGGAAGAAAAGGTATGCATGGAATAGAAAAGGGGGTGCACCCAAAGGAGCGAAAGGGTGCACACAAAACAAAAAGAATGCAACCACTCCACAGCTAGTAGTATATGACGGTACCAAAGAGACATTGCAAAATGAAGAGTTGACACCAGAACAACAGATGTTCTGTATATATTATATTCGGACGTTCAATGCAACACAGAGTTATCAGAAAGCATATGGATGTTCGCATGAATCAGCTATGTGTGCAGGATCACGTCTGTTAAGCAATGTAAGGGTAAGGAAAGAAATAGAACGCTTGAAAGAGATTAAGCGTCAGAACATAGTCGCGAGTCCAGACGATATCGTGGAATTGCAGATGCGTATAGCGTTTGCTGATATCGGAAACTATGCAAAGTTTATGAATGATGGAATGGGAAATGTTGTTCAAGTGTCAAATTCTGCATTGGTGGATACACAGATTATACAAGAGGTCAAAGAGGGAAAAGCCGGAGTGTCAATTAAATTGGCTGATCGTCAGAAAGCTATCGACTGGCTTACGGCTCACTTCATGATGAACCCTATGGATGAACATAAGGCGGAATTCGATAAGAAGAGATTAGAGTTAGAGTATTTGAAGTTAGATGCACAAATTAAGGCAGATGAGGTGGCAGATGAAGATCCGGAAGACAACTTTCTTGAAGCATTGAATGCTGCGGCTACAGATGTATGGGGTGATGAAGATGGATTGGAATAGTATCGACTCCATACATAAGCGAATAGTCGAACGTGTGAAGAAATCCGCACAGATGAGACGTGCGAGACTGAAACAGAATGCATTTGAATTCAAGCCGTTTAGCGTCAAGCAGAAAAAGGTGCTGACATGGTGGTGCAAGGATAGTCCGGTTAAGGATAAGGATGGAATCGTGGCAGATGGTGCTATACGATCTGGAAAGACACTGTGCATGTCGTTGTCATTCGTGCTGTGGGCGATGTCAACATTCAATCAGCAGAATCTTGGAATGGCAGGCAAGACAATCGGTTCATTCCGGCGAAATGTGTTGTTCTGGTTGAAACTGATGTTGAAATCACGGAAGTATCACGTTATTGACCATAGAACAGACAATATGATAGAGGTCTCAAAGAATGGGGTAACAAATTACTTCTACATATTCGGCGGCAAGGATGAGCGGTCACAGGATCTTATCCAAGGTATCACGCTTGCGGGCATGTTCTTTGATGAAGTGGCACTTATGCCGGAATCCTTTGTAAACCAGGCAACAGGTCGATGCTCTGTGGATGGATCTAAGTATTGGTTCAATTGCAACCCGGATAATCCGCGGCATTGGTTCAAACTGAATTGGATAGATAAGGCAAAGGAAAAGAATCTGGTTTATCTGCATTTCACAATGGATGATAACCTTTCGCTTAGTCCTAAGATTAAGCAGAGATACTGGAGCATGTACGTTGGGGTGTTCTTCAAGCGTTTTATAGAGGGTATCTGGTGTGTGGCTGATGGATTGGTGTATTCCATGTTTGACGAGGACAAGCATGTGATTCACGGAGAATGCCCGTATTCGCCTATGCACCACGTTAGTATCGATTATGGTACAGTCAATCCATTCTCTGCCGGTATATGGGGATTTGACGGCAAGAGAGCCATAAGAGAGAGGGAACTTTATTACAACGGACGAGAGAAAGGTGTCCGGCTAGATGATGAAACATATTACCAGAAGTTGAAAGAGCTGATAGGAGATACACCGATAGAGTATATCATCATAGATCCATCGGCTGCATCATTTATTGAGGTAATCAAGAAGCATGGTGAATATATGGTGAAAGGTGCCAAGAATGATGTGTTGGACGGCATTCGAGTGACTACAACGTTTCTGAACACAGGGCGACTATTCGTTCATGAATCATGCACCAACACCATTGAAGAGTTCGGATTGTATTCATGGGATGAAGAAAGCGGAGATGATAAGGTCATTAAGGAAAACGATCATGCAATGGATGATACAAGATATTACTGCAATACGTTCATGCGTAAGTGGTTGAGATGGGAGTGCTGATATGGGATTGATTAGATTAATTAAAGGAGTGATCGGGAAAATGTTCAAAAAAGAAGCTGAAAAGATATTTGATTGCAATATTGTGACATCTGCGTGGATGGATGCAGAGATACGGAGATGGTACCGTGTGGTAGGCGGCAGTCCGGAGTGGAAGTCAAAGGATGATGATGTGAAGTCTATCAACTTCGCTAAGTTCCTCTGCTCGGACACGGCCAAGAAGATATGCCTTGACATTGATATCAATGTGACAGGATCTGCAAGAGCGGATTATCTGCAGGATGTTATGGAAGAGTTGAAGAAGGTACTTCGGGATAAGGTTGAGGATGCCTGTGGTGTCGGTGGAATCATGTTTAAACCAAACGGTTCGAATAATGTGAAGAATTGTATTGATTATGTACAGGCAGATGACTTTATGGTTACGGAGAAGACCACAAACGGAGATATCAGAGGATGCATTTTCATTGATTATGTGCAGGTGGGTGATGATCATTACAAGCGTTTGGAATATCATAGATTCGAGGGCGAACATTATCTGATTACGAACAAGGCTTTCAAGTCAAAGTCACATAATGCATTAGGCCATCCGGTATCACTTGATAAGGTACCGGCATGGGAGAACATGGAAGAGGAGGTATCTATTGACGGCTTAGAGCATCCTCTATTTGCCTACTTCAAGATGCCGATGAATAACACCATAGACTATGATAGTCCACTCGGTGTTTCTATCTTCTCCAATGCCATTGAGGAATTGAGAGATCTTGATATTGCGTGGAGCCGCAAGGGTGGCGAGGTTGAGGATAGCAAGCATATGACCTTTGTAGGACCTACGGCGGTGATGTATGCAAATAATAATGATATTAAGTTGCCGCGTTTTCTTAAGCCTGTTGATCTCGGAGACGATGTGACAAAAGATCCTGTGCATGAACATGTGGCTACCTTGCTTACAGATCAGCGTATAGCGGATATCAACAGTGTGCTGTCCATGATTTCAACCAAATGCGGATTCTCACAAGGTCAATTTGTTCTGGATCGAAAGACAGGACAGATCACAGCCACACAGGTAGAGTCCGATGATCATGAGACGATTGAGACTATCAAGGAAATGCGAGATGCACTTCGGGATACTATCGAGCAGTTGATCTATGCACTTGATGCGTATGCAAGTCTGTATGATCTGGCGCCGCTTGGAGTATATGAGACATCATACTCATTCGGAGACCTTACATACAACTATGATGAGGACAGAACCAGACATTGGCAGTATGTAACACAAGGCAAGTTTCCATTATGGAGATATTACGTCAAATTTGAGGGTATGAGTGAGGAAGAAGCGAAAGCGATTGTAGCGGAAGCGCAAGGAGAGAATCAACAAGAAGGATTATTTAAGGAGGAGTAGCATGAAAGTAAATGTATTAGGAACAGAATATGATATGCAGGTCAAAGGAAAGGCAGAGGATGATACCTTGATGAGTGCGGATGGGTATTGTCAGAATTATAGCAAGAAGATTGTTATTAAAAGAACAGAGGATATGTTAGGTGGTGATGCTTCGATTGATGCTAAGAAAAGTAGAAATGAACATGTCAAACGGCATGAGTTAGTCCATGCATTCTTATTTGAATCTGGATTAGATAATAGAAGTGATGATGAAGAGTTGGTTGATTGGATTGCTATTCAAGCACCAAAGCTTGTACGGGCATTTAAGGATGTGGAAAATATATGCTAACACCGGAATACCTATGGTCTGCGGCAGATGTCGTAGTCAATACATATGATGAAATGAATAACTGGGCAATTCGTGATATGGCAGAGCGAATTATGGCAGCAGAGTTGTATGGTGACAAGTTACCTGGCACTGCCAGATACAGAGCATGGATGTTGAACCAATCCGGTATGCACTATGAGGAGATGGCTAAGAAGCTTGCAGAGATCACAAAGAAAGCAGAGCCGGACATCATGAAATTATTTATCGAAGCCGGACTTACGTCAGTAGCTAACGACTATGCACCGTTTGGCATGGAGCCGTATGATATCACTAAGGATAAGGTTGCCACTCAGATATTAGAATCTGTTTACAAAAAGACAAAGGGAGAGTTGCACAACTATACCAGAACCACATTAGATCAGAGTAATAAACTCTTTATTGATGTGCTTGATAAGGCATTTTATGAGATATCTATCGGTATGCGATCATACAATGAGGTTATTCAGGAAGCTATTGAGACAGTATCAAAGGAAGGTTGCACAGTGAAGTATCCAAGCGGTCATGTGGATAAGCAAGAGGTAGCTGTTCGCAGAGCTGTAATGACAGGAGTAAGTCAAGCATCATCACAGATAACATTGCATAACTGTGAGGTGCTTGATACGGATTATGTGATAATTACGGCACATTCTGGGGCAAGATATTCAGAAACAGACAAGATTGCAAATCATATAGGATGGCAAGGTGGTGTATATAAATTACACGGAGTAAGCAGTGAAAAGTCAGAAGATGTGGATAAAATAATAGAAACTGGAGTTTTATCTTTAAAAATAGAAGGTAGAATGAAGCGGCCGGAATACGTTGCCGC